TGAAACTGATTTAATAGATTTAAATTCTAAACAGGATGTTATAGTACTTAATTTCTCATTTGAGATGTTAAGTTCTAGGCAGGTAGGTAGAAAAATGAGCAGTAAGCTAAGGCAAACTACTGCAGAGCTATACAGTGCTAATAATGAATTAGATGATGATTTATTAGCTAAAGTTGAACAAACTTCTCAACAAATAAAATCATATCCGATATATTATGTAGATACACCGGGTACTGTTGATGATATAGCATCTACTATAAACTATTTCTACGAGAATAAAGCTAAAGGCAAAAAATTTGTGATTATACTTGATCATACTTTACTTGTTGAAGGTCAAGCTCGTGAAACAGCCCTGCAAGTGATTTCAGATTTACAGAAACTATTTATCAGAGTAAAGAAGTTACCTGATACTACTATAATTCAGTTATCACAGATGAATCGAAACATTGAGAGTCCTGAAAGAATTAATAACCCCTCTATGCATTATCCAATGCGTAGTGATATATCTTCCGCTGATACTATATTTCATGCATCTGATTATGTTATATGTATCCACAGACCGGAACTACTCAATATACAACAGTATGGACCAAATCGTTTACTAGTGAAGAATAAAGTCTACTTGCATATACTTAAAAATAGGGATGCAGGAGAATGTGCGATATTAGAGTTTGATAACGATTTGAAATACAATAACTTAATTGAGACTATACGAGATGAGGAACCAGTGATGAAGATTTCGTTTAGTAATAACAATTAAAAAGGCTGAAAATTATGAAAACATATACATTTAAGTTACCGAAAAACAATAAAACTGCAGATATCTACAAAGAATCTTTGATGAAACGTGTTGTTAACGCTTATCCTTGGTTAACAGTAGAAAGTAATTATGACTATCCTAAATGTACCTATGGCATTGAATATGCTGGTGCTGGTGATTATATTACTCTTGGCTTGAGTAAGACTCATAACATTGGATGGTTGCCTAAGGAATGTGCAGAATGTCCGTTCAAGTGCTTTGCTGATGGTAGCATTAACTTTGACCTTGAAAAAGAATTCTTTAACGCATTGTCTGCACTTGATATTTATGCTAAGAAGAATTATCCTTTTAAGAAGGATTACGACTTTGAAGATGAATTCGGTACACCGATTAAGATTTTTGATAACTTCGTACAGATTGGTTACGATATCATCCCGATTGCAACTGGTTCATTGAACCATTTGAAACCGAAAACTAAAAAGACTATTATTGATATCACGATTAAGATTAAAAATCGTGGTTTATTCTAAATAAATATCCAAACTATCAGAAACTACCAAAGCATTCTCAGAGGATACAATATAATTAAAGCTTTATGATTGTATTACCGAAAGAGAAAGTAAAAGCCAAAATAGAGAATCCTAGATAACTGGGACATTATATAGTGATATATAATGAAAATTCCTTGAATTGCTGGAACCTTTTAATATGTTTTACGTTTTTAATATAAAATTAGGAATATATTAAAACAATCAGCAGCTAAGCTTTATGATTACAGAAAAAACTTTAAATAAATATAAAGAATATATTGGAAAAACTATTGGAACATTAAAAGTAGAAGACATAGATCTAAGTATACCTAATCGAATATACTTTATATGCACTTGTACAGTATGTGGAAGAAAACTTAAAGTTAGAAATGATAATGTAGTAGATAGTAGAGTAGGATGTAGCAAATGTTTAGGGCAATGGCGTAGAAAGAACTTTGAAGAGAAATATAAAGACCTTCTTCCAAAGGATATTAGACATAAATACATACATTTTAAATGTAATGCTTTAAATAGAGGTATATCTTTCAATTTAACTCAAGAAGAAGTTAGAAAATTATGTGAATCACCTTGCTATTATTGCGGTAAGGAAAGATGTCTAGGAATTGATAGACTAGATAACTCAAAGAACTATACTACTGAAAATTGTGTTCCATGCTGTGGTTGTTGCAATAGAATGAAAATGGACTTAACTTTACCATTTTTTATAGAACAAATTAAAAGGATTTACAATAATCATAAAGAAAGTTCAACGACTATCTCGAAAGAGAGTACATCTAAAGTGATTGTAGATGGAAGTGGGGAACATCTCTATGTGAGATGATGATATAGTCTGATCTATATGGTGACATATAGCAGTTCATAAGAGAACGTATATAATAGTAGCGTATTATATAGAACAAAATGAGATTTTTGATAATTTTTGGCAAACCAAAAGCCGGTAAAACCACTCTAGCGTCTAGATTAGATAACAATCTAATCGTAGACTTAGAAGGTGGTTCTGAGTTCCTCGAAGCTCTTGCTGTACAAGCTAGGTCTGTAAAAGACTTAGGAGATATTGCTACAGCAATTAGAGAAGAAATTAAACAGACCGGTAAGAAACCATACAAATATATTACTCTAGACAATGCCTCAAGATTAGAGGAGATATGTCTTAGCTATGCAGCACAGTTGTATAGAGCAACTCCTATGGGTAAGAATTACTCTGGAAACGACGTAAGAACCTTGCCTAATGGTTCTGGTTATATGTATCTACAACAAGCTGTAAGAAAAGTTATAGATATGTTTAGAGATTTATGTGATAACTTTATACTTATTGGTCATACTCGAGATAAGTTGATTAATAAGGAAGGAGAAGAGTTATCAGAAATGTCCCTTGACTTAGTAGGTAAACTTGCTAATATTATATGTGGCGAAGCAGATGCTGTTGGCTATGTATATAGAAAGAGAAATGAAACTCATATCTCTTTTGAAGGTGGAGATAACTCCGTTAGAGAAGCAAGAGCACCTCATTTAAGAGGTAAGAACATTGTCATTGCAGAAAGCGATGAAAACAACGATATTAAGGTATATTGGGACAAAATATATTTGCCTGAGTAACTTTTAACAGTATTTTATATCAGTTTAAAAGATTAAGTTATGATTTATAGTACAGAATTAGCAAACCAGATACAAGAGAGTAAAAATAAGTACTTAGAAGCAGGTATTCACGATAATGTGAAATTTGTAAGTGCTAGAGTTGATAAGTCCATTAATGGTAATATCTTTATTGAATTTAAATTTGAGAAAGATGAACAGACTATGACACATACTGAATGGGAGTCTACTAAGAAACCTATGGAATCTGAAGAAGACTTTCAGAACAGAGCAAATAGACAAGTAAAGCGTATATTGCAGATACTTAGCTGTTTCTATCCTAAAGAAGCTCTCGTCTTTGCAGGTTCATCATTTAGTGAATTTGCTAATTGGGTTGTTAATTTGCTGAATGCAGCAAATAAAGATATTTTACTTAGAGTAAAGATAGTTTATAACAATAAAGGTTATACTACATTACCTAACTATTGTAAATTTACTTTCATTGAACCGATGAATTTACCTGAGGGTCAAGTAAGTAAGATTACAGAATTGAATATTGATGTCTTTGTTCGTCCTATCACAGCAGATAAGGAAACAACAGATGTTAATCCGTTAGATAAGGTAGATAAAGGAGTAGCAGATACTCAGAATGACGATTTGCCGTTCTAATATAACCTTTTAACAGCTTGCCTACGCTAGGCATAATATAGCGATACGTGAGTAGCATGCCGCTATGTGAGTAATTTATCGGTGGCATGACTCTTAGAGGAATCCGATGCAAGCCGTGAAAGGCGGTGGCGAATTACAAAATTCATAGATTCTGGATAGCATGCACTCACGTTTTTATAAGGAAGTATAGCTCAGTGGTAGAGCAAGTCCGGTGGATATAGGAGATATAAATCTGAATAAACCTGCGAGAAAAGGCGATAGATTTAAAGGTACTATAGATAGGACCATGTCATGAGTTCGAATCTCATTACTTCCACTTAAAAATTATATATCATATGTTATATGACACTACGAACATAAAAGATGAAGAGAATATTACTTTAGAGTACATACTATCTAAAGTAACAGAATATGATATATATTCAGCGTATATAGGTAATTTTAAAGTTGGCATGATTTATAATAGTCCCTTTAGAAAAGATAAAAATCCATCATTTGGATGTTTCTATAGTAGGACTACTAAACAGTTAATGTTTAAAGATCATGGCACAGGTGATTGCGGTAATGTAATTAAGTTTGTTTCATTACTTACTGGTTTAACTAATTATTCAGATATACTGAATGATATAGTTAATAAGCTTAAGATTACTAACAATACGCAACTCGTTAGCTCTAAGCAATACATACCGTCAACAGAGACAGTAATTGGTGTAGTAAGACAAGACTTTACTCTAACAGACATCAATTACTGGTCTCAGTTCAATATTAGTACTACTACTTTGAAGAAATTCGGAGTAAGTAGTATCAAATATTATTTGTGTAATGGTATTGTAAAGGGTATTTACAAGGATACGAATCCTATGTATGCTTATAAGGTATATAATCATTTTAAGATATATAGACCTTTAGCAGATAAATATACAAAGTGGCGTAATAACCTGACCGAAAACGATATTCAGGGATTTAAACAGTTACCTAAAACTGGTGATATACTCATTATAACAAAGAGTATGAAAGACGTCATGTGTTTATACGAAATGGGTATTCCTGCGATAAGCCCATCATCAGAATCAACTTTTATACCTGACAAGGCATTAGAACAGCTTAAGAAGCGTTTTAAACGCATTATTATAATGTTTGATAGAGATGAAGCTGGTGTAAAATATCTTCGCAAAATAAGCCTTAAAACAGGTCTAGAAGGTCTGTTAATTAATAAAAAGTTTAAGGCTAAAGATATATCAGATGCTATTAAAGCAAATGATTTTGAAACTATAAAAAATTGGCTTTATGAAGAAATTTATTAAAAATATAGGTAAGATATTGTCTTACCCTGTCAAAATACTTTTCATTATGTACTGTATTCCTGCATTCTTAGTTGACTATATTGCTCAAGTACTTGCTGGAGAAGTAAAAGCTTGTCATGCAAAATGGAAGGCTGCATGGAGTATTATCAAATTTGTAATGGATAA